GGTGTTAATTGTAGGAGCGATTTATTGTGGAATTGGGATTGTTATTAATAAGTGCGGTACAGCTTGGGTAAATAAACTACTACCACCCGTTGTAATTGGCCCAATTGTAGCTGTTATTGGCCTTAATCTCGCCACTTTCCTACCTACTTATTTCCAGATTAATGGCCAGTATAGCTTAATTGGTCTTGGATTAGGAATGCTAACTTTGGTTATTACTGCAGCTATTTCTCATTATGGCAAAGGATTTATTAAAAATCTACCATTCTTATTCGCTATTTTAATTGTATATGCTTTTTCCGCGCTTCTAACTGTATGCAGCCTCCCAATTATTGATTTCTCTGCCTTTAATAATGTACATTTAATTCAGTGGCCAGATTTTTCATTCTTCCATATGAATTTTACTAATTTTAATTGGTCTTATTTACCTCAAATTCTATTACTATTTGCTCCTCTATCACTTGTATGCATTGCTGAACATATTTCTGACCATAAGGCTTTAAGTGCAGTTATTGGTACAGATTTAACTCAAAATCCAGGAGTTGGCAACACTCTTATTGGTGACGGACTTGCGTCAGTTGCAGGTGGTTTCTTATGTGGTCTAATGAATACTTCATATGGTGAATCAGTTGGCACGACAGGTTTCAGTAAAATCTGCTCTCGTTATGTAATTACTCTTGCAGCAGTTATTATGGGAATTGCAGGTTTCTTTGGCCCTCTTCAAGCTTTCTTAGTGTCTATTCCTAGTGCCATTTTTGGCGGATGTGCGGCCGTACTTTATGGATACATTACTCTTTCTGGTATTCGCACAATTAAAGATAGTAATATTGATTTAAATAATAATAAAAATGTCACAATTATTGCTTCTGTTCTAACGCTTGGCGTTTCTGGTGTTGTATGTAACTTTGGTGTAATTAGTATTGGGACAACCGCTTTAGCAATGATTGTCGGAATTATTTTGAATCTTATCCTAAAAGAAAAGAAAACGGTTTAAACCGTTTTCTTTTGACTTCTTTTCAAATTTATAGTATAATATAACTAATCGGAAGAAAATAAACAAATTTTAATTTAGAAATATCACCTATCTTATGATAGGAATATTTCTTTTATAGGAGGTGTGTGCGTTTTGATACAGATAATTATAGATAAATTTAAAGAATATATACATTCACATCAACTCTCACAAGGAGCAGCCGCAGAGTTAATTCAAATTAGTAGAACACATTTAAATAAAGTTTTAAATGGTCGAGAAGCTCCTTCTATGGCTCTTTTAATGAGAATGGAAAAGGTGATGGATAATGGAAAAGAAAACTAATTATTATCGTGTTTATACTCGTCGTTTAGCCGCACAATTGCGCGCAAAAGGGTTTGAATTATTAGGTATAGACAAAGACTATAAACATCCGGGCTATGACAATTATTTATTTGAAGACTGTCCGGAATTGCGGAAAGAAATTGAAAATCTTACGCAAAAAAAGTAACGGAGGATGAGCGATATGAGCGAAGCAAATCAATTATTTATAACATCAAAAAAGAAAGATACAAAAGAATACGGGAATGGAGAATGGGGTTATTTTCCTTTTGACGCCACTTTTAAGGCTATAAGAGAATTAAAACCGGCTAGTTTTTCGTTATATTTATTTCTTTTGCGTGATGCACCGAATTTTAATCGTACTTTATATAAAGTAGAATATGAACGTGAAACAGGTAATAAAAAGACATCTTATTATACTGCCTTACAAGAGTTAAAGGATAAAGGATATCTTATCCATACAAATGGGTCGCATTGGGAATTTCATCCAGAAGGATTTTCCGCAAAAACGGATATATAATAAAATATATCCGTAAAAACGGACGATTTGTCCGGTAATGTGGAAGAATTTTTCCGCAAAAACGGATAGGATTTTCCGCGAAAAAGGATATAGTTTCCGTTTTTACGGACAGATTGTCCGCGAGAGCGGTATAGAATATAGATAATAGAAGATATTATTTTATAAATATTTATAAAAAATAAAAAAGAACCGCTACCGCGTAAGCAATTAAAAATTTGACAAAATTCAAAAAACATGTTATAATAAAAGAAAAAGGAGAAAAAAAGAAATGAAACGCGGTACAGATCATAATTGGCAAGTAGTTCGTTATATCGGTGATAGCGCACTATATGCGCACTGTAAGTGCGGCTACCGATATAATTGTTCTTCCAATACTAAAAATAAAGATGGCACTTTAAATTTTAAGCAAATCATTACAATACTTCATCATTATTGTCCGAATTGTGGCGCTCGCAAGAAATGGTATAATGAAGAACCGATTAAATTAGAAGAACCGCAATGGTAATATTTAAAAGCCAACTGAATAGTTGACTTTTTCTTTAATTTATGCTATAATAAAAGAAAGAAAAGGAGGATTGATAGATTGAGTAATACTTATGACATTAATTCTATTGAAAGCCTTGATTTTAGAACCGGAGTCCGCGCTCGAATACAGATGTATTTAGGAAGCGATGATATAGAAGGGACATATCAAGCCCTAAAAGAAATTATAAATAATAGTACCGATGAAGCACTCGCGGGTTTTGGTAAGAAGATTGAAATTGGATTAGATGAAGACAATAATTTAATTTCAGTTAGAGATTATGGCCGCGGCGTTCCATTCGGTATCCGTGAGAATGGAGAAAATGTTCTTGTTTCTATTTTTACAAAAAGCCATACAGGCGGAAAGTTTTCTCATGACGCATATAAAAATGCGTCAGGATTAAATGGTATTGGTGGCTCTTGTGTATGCCTTTCGTCCAAAACATTCATAGTACGTAGTTATCGTGATAAAAAATGTGCGATGGCAAGTTTTGAAAAAGGTATTTTAAAATCTTATAGTGAATCTGTTTGTGTAAATGCTAAAAACGGAACCGCAATAGATTTTAGTCCTGACCCTGAAGTGTTTTCCAATGGTAAAATTGGCTATAATTTTGAAAGAATCTGTTCAGATATAAAAGATATATCATATCTGTATCCCGGTATTGAATTTGTAGTATATACTATTAAAGGGAAACGTAATATATATTGCGCAAAAGATGGAATTATAGATTTTGTAAAAGATAGTGTGCAAAAACCTTTACAAAAACATATTATTACTGCTTCTGCTTCTGACGGCACAGACAGTGTAGAGATTGCTTTTCAATGGGGAACACGACATGAAACTCCATATGTGTTTGTAAATGGCTTGCGTTGTCCAGAATTAGGCACGCCTGTCACTGGCGCACGAGCCGCAATAACTAAAACTTTTAATAATCTAGCTAATCAGAATTTTGACGGCGAATATATTAGACAAAATCTTTTCTATGTAATTAATTGTAAAGTAGAAAATCCTTCTTTTGCTAATCAGACAAAAACAAAAATTAACAATCCTTCGCTCAGAACTCTTGCAACAACTGCTTTTACAAATGCTCTAAAAGATATGTATACTAGATATAATAGTGAGTTTATATCTATTGTAACATTACTAGAAAAAGTAGAAAAAGCAGAAGCCGCCGCGGAAAAAGCTCGCCAAGGTGTTCTTAACTTTGAAAAGAAAGAAACAGAACATAAAAAGCAAAAAATTACTTCTTCTGATAAATTTAAAGATTGTGAAAAACACGGTCAAGATTCTATTCTTATTATATGCGAAGGCAATAGTGCTCTTGGTGGGCTTATGCCCGCGCGAGATGTCAATACTGAAGCATTATATGCTGTGCGTGGCAAAGTAAAGAATCTTTTAAAGCACCCACTTGAAGAGTGCCTTGAAAATCAGGAAGTATCTGACATTATTATGGCACTTGGGTGCGGTATTCAAAATAGTTATAGTTCTCGTAAATTAAATTATGGGAAAGTTGCGATCGCGGTTGATGCTGATGCCGATGGCTATAATATTATGTGCCTAATTGCTACCATGTTTTATGTGCTTATGCCGAACTTTATTAAAGAAGGACGTCTTTGCTGGTTAAGAGCGCCGCTATATCGTTTAAGTAAAGGTGAAAGACGAGTTTTTGCTTATGACGATGCAGAGCTTGGAGAACTTCGTAAAAAATATCCGACTTGGGAGCAGGGCCGTAATAAGGGGTTAGGTGAAATGACCGCAGCGGATATGGAAGCATCTATGCTTCATCCAACCGAAAGACATCTTGAAATATTAACTGTTCATGACGCAGAAGCCGCGGCTGAAAGCCTTAAAATGTTAATGGGAAATGATGTTGATCCAAGAAGAGATTTTCTGTTTGAAAATGTTGATTTTAGTGTATTAAATAATTAAAGGGGTATATTTATTCAGTAAAAATGATTTATATTATTTATAATAATACTACTAAACAAATTGAAGGAGTGTATTTGGACCCTTTAGCGGCTGATTCAATGATGCGTAATTTAAATTTGTATTATAGAGATAAATTTTGTTTTTCATTGAAAACAATAGAAACTCCTAGAAATCGACCCACAGCGCTACAATGGAAACGAATACATGAAATTGAAATTAAAACACTTAAAAAATTTACAGGTATTACCTATGATGCTGCAAAAAAATTTATAAATGAAAATACTTGACAATAATTAAAATTTATGATATAATATAATAAATAAGAAAAGGAGTATTAAAATGATAGATTTTTATATTTGGGCTTTTTTTGTTTTTTGTATTATATTTGCATTAATTGTATGGACTAGAATGGGATTATTTGATAGCATAAAAGATTTATTTGATGATATAAAAGATTTATTTAATAAGAAGAAAAAGAAATATTTATAATAAAGGAAGTGACCTACAATTTGATATATGAAACCGATTTTCAAAAGCAAATTGAAAACGCTTTCCTAACCTATGGAGCATCGGTCGCACAAGAGCGTTCAATTGCTGATGTTCGTGATGGTCTTAAAATTGGTCTACGTCAGGGATTGTATGCTCAATTTACAAATAAACTTACTCATAAAGATAAGTTTCAAAAAGCACAAAAATCTGTTGCTGCCGCAATGTCGCAATCATACGTGCATGGTGACGTAGCAATGTATGACACTTTTATCCGCGCGGCTCGACCTTGGTCTTATCGTTATCCAGTAGAAGATGTACAAGGTAGCTTTGGTAATCCATCTTCTCCTGATAGCCATGCCGCCGCGCGATATGTAGAAATGCGTGCTGGCGAACTTGCAAACTTCTTCTTTGACGGCTTGAAGAAAAATGCTATTGGCGACCAATGGTATTCTAATTATGATGATACTGAACTTATTCCTTCAGTATTCCCATCAATTGGATTCTGGAATTTAATTAATGGATGTTCTGGTATTGCGGTCGCTATGGCCACATCCGTTCCGCAATTTAATCTACGTGAGGTTAATGAAGCGCTTATTAAAATTATTCAGAATCCATCAATAGATTTTGATAGTATATATTGCGCGCCTGATTTTGCTACTGGTGGAACGATTACTAATGCCACTGCTGTGAAAGAAAGTTTACGAATTGGTAAGGGTGAATCAATTCGTCTACGAGCAAAACTTGAATATTTTCCTGATCAGAATATGATTCAGGCCACCGAGTTACCTTATAGTGTCTTTACTAATACTGTAATTGATGAACTCGCGGCTAAAACTGCGGAAAATGAAAATTATGGTATTGATAAAGTAATTGACCATACAAAAAAGACTGCGGATATTCGTATTTATCTTTCAAAAGGCGCCAACCCAAAGAAGATGATAGAAAAACTTTATAAAGATACTTCTCTTGAAAATTGGTTTTCTATCAATATGATTCTTCTCGATAAAGGACGTTTTCCTAAAATATTTGGTTGGCGAGAAGCTTGTGATGCCTATATCGCACACATTCGAGAATGTGAACGAAACATTATTAGTTTTGACCGTGATAAAGCATTAGCTCGTAAAAACATTATCAATGGATTATTACTTGCGGCCGCGAATATCGATGAAGTAGTAGCTATTATTCGTAGTTCAAATAATCCAGAGGAAGCTTCTATTAGGTTAATCGCGCGCTTTAAATTTAATGAAGAACAGACAAAAGCAATTTTAGCTATGAAACTTGCTTCTTTAACTAAAATTGATTCTATAAAATTAAATGATGAGTTAGCGGAAACTATTAAAAAAATTGAAGAGCTACAATACCTATTAAATGAGCCTACCGCTTTAGACGCTAAGTTAGTTGATATTTTACGCGATGTTGCCACTAAATTTGGTGATGAGCGTAGGACAAAGATACAAAATATAGTAGAGTCTGAGGAAGAAGAAATTACTAATGTTCAAGAGCAAGATTTAACTATTATGCTTTTTGATAATAATAGTATTCGTTTAACAGTTAAGGACGAAGTACAAAGTGGGAAAAAGGGAAGAAAAGGAGTTAATATTAAACCTCCTAAGAATGCGAATGTAATTAACACTCTTTATACTACCAATCTTGGGGTACTTGCTGCTTTTACAAATTTTGGCCGTATGTATAACTTATCTCTCTTTGATTTAGAGTATAATCATGATTATTCTATTTATGAATTAATTCAGCTTCAAGAGAATGAAAAAGTTATGTTACTAATTGACATGACTTCATTTAAGAACTATCACAATCTCATAACTATTAGTCATAATGGTTATATTAAGAAAACAAATGTCAATGAGTATAATGTACGAGCTAAAAAAGGTGTTGCCGCGGTTAAATTAGAAAATAACGATACATTAACAAATGTTTTCTTATCTGCAAGTGATGAGGATAAAATTTTTATTGTAAGTTCTTCTGGCTATTATAACTTTTATTCTTTAAGCGAAATTTCTACCACAGGCCGAGTTACAAAGGGTGTAAAAGCAATTAAATTAAAGGACACAGAATTTATTAAAAGTAGTACAATTGTAAAAAAGAATATTAATTATAAAGGTATTCTCACAATTACTTCTTCTGGGAAAGGAAAGATTAGTTCTATTGAAGAATTTAATTTGACCTCTCGCGCGGCTAAAGGCCCCGCAGTAATGGCTTTAAAAGATGATAATTTTGCCGCGATTTATGCTGTACCAGAGACTCAAAAACAAATTTTTCTAATAGCAGATAATAAAGCCGTTACAGTTGAAGTAGCAAATATTGCTATTCAAAATCGTAATACAACTGGCTCTTGTTTAATTAATGCTCAAACTTCTAATATTGAAATTCTATAGGAGATAAATATGGATAAAAATTATTTAAAGCTATTCCAAGAAATAGCTCGCTCTAGCGAAGTAATTGCAGAGCAGGTTATGGAAGTAAATAAAAATAGAAATGATAATAAAGCTTTACTTACATCGCAAAATATGCGCAATGATTTTGCAGCACTAACAGATAAACTTAAGGCTGAAGATTTTATTGAAAGCACTTTAACTTTAAAAGATATAGCTTTGTTAAATGTAGGCGCTACTATTTTAACTGAACAGTTAGAGCGCCAAGTAACTGAAATGGAAAAGTCACTTACTAATTATAAAACCAATATTCTTCCAAAATTTAAGGAATGCGCTATTGAAATTCAAACGCACCCAGATGAGAATATTGAAAATATCATTAATGAAAAATTTCATGATTAATATTTGACTTTATTTAAAATTTGTGATATAATAATGTCATAAAGGATGAGGGGCAAGAACTTCTCAATCTTTAAAATAAAAATATTTAAAATAAAAGGAGAAAAAAATTATGGTATCTGCAAATTCTGAACTAGTACTAAATTATCTTAAGTCCCATTATGGTCAGGAGTTTACTAAGAATGAGCTAGCTGAGGCTCTTGGTATTTCTGTGTATGCTGTTACTGGTAGTATTAACGCTCTTGTAAGAAAGGGTCACGTTGTTGAGCGACTAGAGGAAGTAGAAGTAGAACCAGCTACCGAAACTAAGGCCGCAAAGATGAAGACTGTGCGCCATGAGATGCTAACTGAGTCTGGCCTAGCTTACGATCCAGTGGCAGAGGACGCAGCTAAGCAGGCTGCTAAGGCCGCAGAAAAGGAGCGTAAGGCTGCTGAGCGAGCTGCCGCAAAGGCCGCGAAGGAAGCTGCTGAGTAATTTGCCCCTTAAGGGCGATTCTAAAACGAGTCGCCCTTTTAATTGACTTTTAATATAAAATATGCTATAATGTAATTAAAAGAAAAGAAAAGGAGAAAATTAAAGAATGAAGAGTATTAATGTAATGTCAAATAATAAGATTAATGTCGTTGGTAAGCTCATGGACGCAACTTTTGGTTCTGGTACTCTAACAACCGATGGTCGTTATTATGAACGTGCAACTTTTACGGTTCGAGTAAATCAGACTTATGGCGGGCGTGAGGAAATTAGTGAAATTCCAGTAAGTGTTTTTGCTACTCAGTACACCAAGAATAATACCCTAAATCCAGGTTTTGATAATATTCAAGCGCTAAAGAATATGAAGACTATTCAGAACTTTGGCGAAGCCGAGGCCGATTCTGTTCGTATTAGCCGCGCAACCATTCGTGAAAATAATTTCGTTTCTCGTAGTGGTCAGCTAATTTCTGGCTGGCAGCTTAATACAAATTTTATTAATTCTACTAAGGGCATGAAGGATATCGCATCTTTTGATATTGATATTTTTATTATGGATATGCAGGATGAGGTAGACCGCGAAGGTGATCCTACTGGACGTATGATTATTAAGGGTGGCGTTGTACAGTATAATGGCGCGCTTGATGTTCTAGAGTTTATTGTTGAATCTCCTGATAATGTCGAGTATCTACGTCGTAATTGGAACGTAAATGATACTGTAAATGTCGGCGGTCGTATTCGTGTGACTTCTGTAGAGGAAAATCGTCCTTCTTCTTCCAGTTCTTGGGGTGAAGACATTCCTGAAACCTCTACCCGTATGGTTCGTGAACTAATTATTACTCGCGGCTCCGATGAACCCTTTGAGGAAGATTTTGCTTACGATCCAACTGAAATTCGTAAGGCATTTAATGTTCGTAAGGCTAATATTGAACAGCTACAGATTAATGCTGCTTCAAAGTCAACTGCACCAAAGGCAGCAGCTGCCGCGCCTGCTAGTAAGTATAGTTGGGAGTAATCTCAACTATCTTATTTTAGGAGGTAGATAATAATATGGCAGATATTAATATCTTTAACCTTCAACCTAGTGTTATTGATAAGAGCCTAAAAGGAAAATATATTCTTATTTACGGCGCTAGTAAGGTTGGTAAAACTTCATTCGCAGTTCAAGCGCCAAGAACTTTAACGTGCGCTTTTGAACTAGGTCTAAACGCTTTAAGCGGACAGCGTTATGTCCCACTACCTAAGTGGAGTGATTTTAAGCGTGTTTTATCTCAGTTGCGTAAGCCAGAAGCAAAGGAATTATATGATACAATTGTAATTGATACTGCTACTTGGGCGTATAGTCTATGTGAAAAATATGTGTGTCAGCGTGAAGGTGTTGAAGATTTAAGATCGATTCCTTGGGGTAAAAATCCTTGGCCCCTTTTATCTGTGAAGATAAAATAAAAACTAACTAAAAAACTGGAACCCTGAAATGGGAATCAGAGGCGAAGGCTTGCTTTAAAAAGCTTGCCAGCCGCAACGCATAGGAAAATAAACATTTTAATAATAATAATAATAAAGTTATAGGAGGCTGACTCGGATGAGTAAGACAATTTTAACACCAAAACAAGAACAGGAAATAGTATATAAATATACAATTTTAAAAATTAGTCAAAATCAATTACATAAAGAGTATAATGTAAGTACTGGAACCATTAATCGTGCGCTTAAACGCAATGGCGTAGAAAAGCGTTCATTATCTGAAACTAATAGAAGTAAATATGATATTAATCAATCATTTTTTAATAAAGATTGTTTAAATGCAGATGGTGCATATATTTTAGGATTATTGGCCTCTGACGGTTGGGTAGCTAAAAATGAAAATTGTGTATGTATTGAATTACAATCATCAGATAAACAGATATTAGAAGATATTAATAAAGTATTGAATAATGAAAGGCCAATTAAAGATTATATTCGCGCAAATGAGTACAAAAATTCTAAATTATATTTTTATTCTGCACAAATAAAAAATGATTTGAGAGATTATGATATTGTTCCTACTAAAACATATAATCAAGATTTGAATTTTATTAAGAATATACCTGAACAATATCAAATGGATTTTATTAGAGGCTTTTTTGATGGCGATGGAAGCATTACAGACGCAAATGGTTCATTAAGATGGCAGTTAGATGGAGCTTCATTTAATACATTAAAAAGTATCCAAACTATATTTAAAACTTATGGAATTGATTTAACTATTATAGATACTACGGATGATACTTGTACTATTCCTCGTTATCGGTTGTATACTTATGGTAAAGCAACTTGTAATCATATATTTCAATTATTTTATCATAATCAACCAATTTTATATTTACATCGTAAATATGAAAAATTTAAAACGTTATTAAAATGATATAAATCCCAAGAGAGTTAGCTCTTCAAATATGAAGATGAAAAGATATGCTGAACTCATACAAATAAGTAAGTATGAGAATTATAGGACAAAAAGCCTATAAGATAACAAGCCCCATGCAAGGTTGGGGTATGGTAAAGCAAGAATTTTCGGAAGCATTGCGTGAAATTACAATGTTAGGGTTCGGTATCATTCTTATTTGCCACGAAAAAGAACGCCCAACAGATATGCGAGATGAAGAAGGTAATGCTATTTCTCGTGTTGAGCCTGATGGCCCGCGGCAAATGCGTGAAATTATTGATGCGCTTGTAGATATTATCGGATATATTGGCATTGAATTTGATCCAGTGTCAAAAGAAGGTGTTCGTTATCTTTATACTCGATCTACACCAACTGTATTCGCGGGTTCACGCTATCGCTATTTAGCGCCAAAAATTCAATTTGGTTATGATGAATTAGTTGCCGCAATTAGTGATGCTATTGATAAAGATGTAGCTGAAAATGGAGCAAAAGTCACGGATAACGCGGAAACAGTCCAAGTTAAATCTCGACCTTTCCAAGAAATTATGGCCGAAGCTAAAGAAGTTGGTAATAATTATTTAAATTCTGCAAAAGATGAGGAAGATAAGGAACATCGTATTATGATGATGAAGGACATTATCAGAAGAATTTTTGGCACAGAGGAATTTAGAATTAGTTCTGCAGTCCCCTCACAAGCAGATTTAATTGAACTATTCATAGATGAAATAAAAGACCTAATGTAAGGCATTAGGTCTTTTTATTTGACTTTTTCTATATTTTATGATATAATAAAGTATCGGGAAAAAGGAGGATAAAATGGCTAAAGAAACTTATAAATGTTATGGATGTAAGCAAATTTTTAGAAAAGAAGAACTCGTTGAACATGCTTCAAATCGAGCAAAAGAATTACATAAATATTGCCCGAAATGTTTAAAAGAAAAGCAAGATAGCGAATTTTTTGCGGATAAAATTTGTGAAATTTTTGGTATTAAAGCTCCTGGGCCGCTTATTTATACACAAAGAAAAAAAATTAAACAAGAATATGGTTATACCGATCAAACTATTATTGATTGTTTGGAATATATTTATAACGTAGAATGTAAAAAGAAATTGTCTGAATCTTTATATTTTGTTAAGCCCGAATATGTAGAAAAAATGTTAAAATATAAACAAAATAAAGAAACAGAAGAACATCAAATTGTTAATGCAATTGGAGCCTTTAAGACAGAAGAGCATATTGTTCCGATTAAAGAAATAGAAAATACTAAAACATCAGTATATGACAATATTGATGAATGGTTAAACGATGATTAAAAGGGGAGATTAAATGGTTCTATCTGATAAGACAGCCTACCGTCAAGTAATTGGAAGTCTTATGTTAAAGCCATTATTATTTCTGGAATATCCAGATATATATGTTTCCGACTTTGATGATAAAGTAATAAAAGTTTGTTTTATGGGTATTCGCCGCTTATATGATTCCGGCGCGACAACCTTAAGTGTATTAGAAGTAGATGAAGAAATTTCAAAAATAGATAGCGCGGGAACAGCAATTTATAAAAATGGCGGTGGGCTTGATTTTTTAAAAATAGCTTATGAATTTGCTCAAGTAGATAATTTTGAAATTTATTATACCCGAGTAAAAAAATATTCACTATTACGACGATTAAAAAAAGATGGTTATAATATTAGTGAATTTTATAAAGATGATAAAGACATAATTAGCCCTGCGGAAGAGCTTCAAATACAAGAACATTTTGATGATTCAAGTCTTGAAGACATCTTAAATGCAATTGAAGGAAAATATACAATCATTAGGAATGAATTTCTTAATGGCGGGCTAAAAAAAGGAGATCCAGCGGAAGGGATTTTTCAATTAATTGATGAGTTACAACGCACTCCTAATATTGGGCCAAGTTTAGAAGGAGATATTTTTAGTAGTGCTTGCCGCGGAGCAAGACCCGGCTGCTTTTATTTAAAATCTGCAGGTAGTGGCACAGGTAAAACAAGAACTTCAGTATTTGACGCTTGTAAAATTACTTATCCTATTAGATGGTCACATGATCAAGAAGTATTTATTCAAGAAATAACAGCTCAAGGTGAATTAAGACAACCTCGTAAAACTTTATTTATTGTAACAGAGATGGATAAAGAAGAGCTTCAAACAATTATGTTAGCGTATTTATCTGGTGTTAATGAATCTCATATTCTAACCGGCAAATACGAATTTGGAGAATTAAGCAGAGTAAAATTTGCTGCAAAAATAATTGAAAAATACCGCGATTACTTTTTTATTGAAGAGATAAGTGAACCAAACCTTGTCAATATTGAAGCGACTATTAAAAAGTATGCTACAATTGAAGGCATAAAATATTGCTTTTTTGATTATATTCATTCAACCGCGAGCATGATTGATCAATTTAGTAAAAATAATCTGAATGAAGCTAGTATACTAATGATGATGGCAAATCAATTAAAGCAATTAGCAAAAGATTATGGTATCTTTATCTTTTCAGCTACTCAGGTAAATGTTGGGGCTATGGTGGATGATGGTGAATTTAAAAATGAAACTAATATTAGAGGAGCAAAAAGTATCGCTGACAAAGCTGATGTTGGTTTTGTTATTACTCGAATTAGTGAAAAAACTTGGAATTCATTACTTCCAAAATTACGACAGCATGCTCGTTCTGGGTTAATTGCAAGTCAATACATCGAAAATCCTTTATTTTGGCCAACTCATGTCTTAGACATTTACAAAATGAGGCGTGGTATGTATAAAAATGTACGCATTTGGTCACATATTGATTTAGGTAACGGTCGTAGACAAGATTTATTTATTACAACCGCAGAAAATGAGCCTTTTTCACATGATACAATGGATATTTTTAATTCTGCTAAAGAACAAGAAATAATAAATTGGATGGAAATGATGAAAGAAGGCGACAATAATTGACAAATTTTAATGAAGCAGATAAAGATGCGCTTTTATCCTCCATAGACGTAAAAGACATTATTCAATCAATTACTTTAGCTGATGTAAAACATTTTTTAGAAACATTAGGTGTGGAACAAATAGTCGTGAATGAAGAAAAACAATATCTTATTTGCCCAACCATTTGCCACAATCCTTTACATGAAGCAGAAAGTATGAAGTTATATTGGTATCAAAATAATAAAATTTTTCGTTGCTACACAGAATGCAATGAAGCAATGTCTATTTTTGAATTATATCGAAAATATATGGATTTAAATTATTATCCAATTACGTTAGACGAAGCGAAAGATTATGTTAAACATTGTTTAACCAATGTAATTCATTTTGAACGTTCTTCTTCATTAAAAAATTGGAATGAAAATTTTGAAAAATATAAATTTTCTACTAATTTACCAATATTACCAGAATATCCTAAGACTGTATTAGATTATTTTACTTCCTATTGTCATCCTACATGGTTAAAAGATGGCATTACACCAGAAGTAATGAAAAAATTTCAAATCAAATTTTGGTTAAGCCAAAATAAAATTATTATTCCTCATTTTGATATTAATAATCGTCTTGTAGGTATTCGCGGGCGAGCCTTAGAGCCGCAAGAAATAGAAGAGTGCGGAAAATATCGGCCAATTCAAATTGGTAATACACTTTACACTTATCCGTTACAATTTAATTTATATGGATTAAATTTTCATAAAGAAGCCATTAATAAACGAGGATGCGCTATAATTGCTGAAGCAGAAAAATCAGTAATGCTAGATGAAGTTTATTATGGAAATTTAAGCAATACAGTAGCTTGTTGCGGTTCAAGTTTTAATAAATATCATATTAGTTTATTAACGAACTTTGCTCATGCTAATGAAATTGTTATTGCTTTAGATAAAGAATACGATAATTGGCGTTCTGAAAAAGCTAGAAAATATAGAGAAAAAATTGAAAGCATGTGTCGTAAATTTAATAGTTTAGCAAATTTTTCATATATATGGGATTTTGATGACCTATTAGAAGAAAAAGACTCCCCATTTGACAAAGGCAAAGAAGTTTTTGATGAACTTTTTAAAAATAGAATAAAAGTAAGGTAGTGAAATATAATTATGAAATATAAACTAAGAGGTAAGTTTCCAAAAGACCCAAATGAAGCCTTACCAGCGATACTCGCGGCCCGAGGCGTAACCGATTTAGATAATTTTCTTTACGCTACAAGTGCATGCGAACTTAATCCATATGATTTAGATCATATTAATGAAGCCGCGGAAATGTTATTAAGACATCTACGTAATAATTCTAAAATCTGTATCATAATCGATAGTGATACTGATGGTTTTACTAGTTCAAGTATTATTTGGCTTTATATTAAAAATATTTTTCCTCAAGCTAATTTATCTTTTACTATACATGAACATAAACAGCATGGACTAGAAGATAAAATTGATTGGTTAGTAGACAATGCTTATTTTGATTTAGTAATTGTGCCAGATGCTGGCAGTTATGATGTTAAAGAACATCGCATGTTAGGTGAAATTGGCTGTGATTGCTTAGTACTAGACCACCACTCACAGCTGTATGATGATGATGGTAATCCCGTTATTTCTAACTGTTCAAACACTATTGTTGTTAATAACCAATTATCGCCAAATTATAAAAATAAAGCCCTATGTGGAGCTGGAGTTGTTTATAAATTTTGTGAAGTATTAGATGATATTTTAGGAATCCAACAAGCTCAAAATTATTTAGATTTAGTAGCTTTAGGTGAGATTGCGGATGTAATGGATAGAACTTATCCAGAAACTAACTATTTAATGTTAGAGGGTCTTTCATATATTCAAAATAAAGGATTCCAAACTTTACTCGCGGCTCAATCGTTTTCATTAAAAGAAAAAGCAAAATACCCTTGGCCAGGATTAACACCAATTGATATTGCTTTTTATATTGCGCCAATAATTAACTCAATCACACGAGTTGGTACAATGACTGAAAAGGAAACAATGTTTTACTGCTTTGTAGAACCAGATAGAATTGTACCTAGTACAAAACGTGGCGCAAAAGACGGTGATACAGAAACCGCAGCTGAACAAACAGCAAGAGTAGGCGGAAATGCTAAAAATAGGCAAAATAAAATTAAAGAAAAAGCTTTAAATTTAATTGATTTTAAAATTCAAAAAGATCAATTAGATCAAAATAATATTATTATTATTGAACTTGATTATGAAGATAATATCCCGCAAGAAATGACTGGTTTAATTGCTATGGCAGTAGTTTCAAAGTATCATAAGCCTTGTCTTATTGGAAGAAGAAATAGTAAAAATGAACTAGCTGGATCCGCAAGAAATGATAGTAATTTCGAAGGCTTGCCTAGTTTAAAGAAGTTTTTAGAAGAAAGTGGCTTTTTTAATTATGCTGCAGGACATGATAATGCTTTTGGTCATTCTATTGATGTAAATAAAATTGATGATTTTATTCATTATTGTAATACTAATTTAAACCCTAAAGATTTTGAAAATTGTTATGCTGTAGATTATATTTTAGAAGCTGACGACTATATTTCACCTTTACTTTATTCTTTAGCGGAGCATCCAGAGTATTTTGGTAATCATATTGATGAAATTAAATTTATTATTAAAAACATTCCATTAGCAAATATTATGGCTATGGGAACGAATAAAGATAGTATTAAAATCAGCTATAATAATATTGATTATATTAAATTTAAAGATTTAAATTTTGTGGAAGAAGTATTTAATAATAGAAATAAATTATTAACTATTTATGGCCGCGCAAATTTAAATACATTTAATAACAAAACTACTGTTCAATGTTTTATAGATGATTATGAGTTTGAAACAGCAATAACAAATAAAGAAGAGTACAATTTCTTTTAATTGACTTTTTCCGTAAATTATGGTATAATTCTTATAGAATACAAAGGAGAGTGATTGTGTGTATTATAGTTTACATAACCACACTTGCGCAAGTAATCAACGACTTGTAGATTCTATAAATAATATCTCGGATTTAATTCAATATGCTTTTGATATAGGGCTTTATGGTGTGGCTTTAACTGAACATGAAACAGTTAATAGCCACATCAAAGCAATCAAATATATTGATAATAAACGAAAAGAAGAAAATCATGATCCTCGTTGGGACAATTTTAAACTTATTCTTGGTAATGAAATTTATCTATGCCGAAATGGTTTAAATTTAGATAATTATGATAATAAAAAAGATAATTTTTATCATTTTATTTTAATTGCGCTGGATGAAGAAGGCCATAAGCAAATTAGACAATTATCTACGCGGGCATATGGTCAAAGTTTTATTAAAAATAAGATGCGACGGGTTCCAACTTATTATAAGGATTTAGAAGAAATAATTGGAAAAAATCCTGGTCATGTTATTGGAAGCACAGCATGTATTGGTGGTTTTTTTGGTAAAACAATTTTGAAAGGGCTGCAAGAAAAAGATAAATTAATTGCTTGGTGTCGTTATTTACAAACTATTTTTGGTGAAAATAACTTTTTTCTTGAACT